TCACGCATCGCTAAAGACATTCTAAAGGCTGCTGGACTGCCGACTAACCTATGGTTAAGTGACCTGCGACGAACTGGTACTACACAAATGGTAGAAAATGGTGTACCTGTTACATCAATCATGCAAGTTACAGGACATTCAGACCCTTCAGCACTCAGTCCCTATATAAAAAATACACTGAAGGGTGCTACGGAGGCATTAAATTCTCGTAAGGTATGTTGACGGTTTTACGAATCCATGATAAAAGCTTAACCAGAAGCCGAAACGAAAGGGGAGATATATAAATTATGGTTAATATAAATATGTTAAACATAGTTAAAGATTTAGAATTAGGTATAGGTAGAACTATTAGAATGGATTGTCCTATTTGTAAGGGTTCTAATACTTTTACTGCTACAAATATGGCTGGTGAACTTTTGTGGAATTGTTACAAGGCAGGTTGTAACATCAAAGGTAGAAGTAAGGTTAAGATGTCAGTTAATGACATTAAAGCTAAGATGGTATCTACTAGATGGGATGAGTTACCCTCTTATTCTGTAAAGAATAATGAGTTTGTAAGACCTACGTATATAATCAATGACAAATCCCCAAAATTAATTCAGTGGTGTGATATGTGGGGTGTTGACAGCAACGATGTTTTGTACGATATTCGTGATGATCGTGTTGTGTTTCCGATTTACCAAGACGGCAAGCTAGTGGATGCAGCAGGGCGCGCGATGGGCCACAGATTGCCGAAATGGAAACGGTATAACGCTTCGGGGTTGCCATACCACAAGGGTAGTGGTAGGGTAGCAGTGCTGGTCGAAGACTGCATCAGCGCGTATGTGATCGGGGGCGACGAACAAGTAGGAGTAGCATTACTTGGAACATCTTTATCGGAGTTGCACACTGTGTTTCTCTCCCGCTTCGATAGAGTTATAGTCGCCCTCGATCCTGACGCATTGCCGAAGACACTTCAAATAGCGGGGAAGTTACGATCTGTCATACCAGATGTGCGTGTTTTGCGTTTGTCTGATGATTTGAAATATGGTAAAACTGTGGACTTAGAGGAGTTGGAGAGACTCAAATGGAATTAGCAATATTAAGATCATTAATGGACAAAGACTTTTACGATGACCATCGTGGAGCTAAATGTCCTGACCGCATATTTTCTTCTGACGGTAAGAAGATAAAGCAAGCCATAGACGCAGCAATGGAAAACTATGGTAGGGCTGTACAGCCTGACGAGATTGAAGCTATCTTTATGGCTAACAATCCTTCAATGACTACCGCACAGAAGGCTGCATTTTCAGCTATGTTTGATTATATACGTAGGCAGGAACCTATGGGGTCTGACGTAGCTGAAGATGTATTCATTAAAATGTTTCAGCAGGTAGTCGGTGAAGACATAGCAAATCTAGGTTTTGATTATGTCAATGGTACGGAGACAAGTCTTGAACCTTTGCGTGAGCTATTGGAAAATCACCAAGACAACTTTCTTCCACAACTACGTGTCGAATGGGAAGACATATCGTTAGAAGCATTACTAGCTAAGAATGCATTAGAAACTAGATGGGCGTTTAATATATCTACATTGGCGCGTAAGGTTCCGGGTATAAATGCTGGGCATCTAGTAGAGATTGGAGCTAGACCTAACACGGGTAAGACTTCCTTTCATGCTAGTCTAGTATGTGGACCCGGTGGCTTTGCTGAACAGGGTGCTAAATGCGTAGTACTCTGTAACGAAGAGGCGGCACACCGTGTCGGTGCTAGATACCTAACAGCAGCATTAGGTGCTGACGTACACAATATCAGTCAGAATAAAGAAGCTGCTTTGCGTAAGTGGCAGATGATGAAAGAGAGTGTCTTCATCAAGGACTCTACAGGCAAAGACATGGCATGGGTGGAGTCATTGTGTAAGTCATTCAAGCCTGACGTTATGGTACTTGATATGGGTGATAAGTTTGCTAAGACTGGTGGCTTTGCACGTATGGACGAAGCACTAAAGGCTAACGCAATCTATGCACGTCAGATCGCTAAGACGTACGACTGTGCTGTTCTATATATGTCACAGCTATCTGCGGATGCAGAAAATAAAGTTGTACTCAATCAATCTATGATGGAAGGTAGTCGTACAGGTAAAGCTGCAGAAGCTGACCTGATGGTATTGATTGCTAAGAACCCTCCAGTCGAGGGACAAGACGAAGAAGATAGACAGCGCCACCTAAACGTGGTAAAGAATAAACTAACAGGATGGCATGGTATAGTTCATTGTGAGCTAGACTATAAAGTCGGACGCTATACAGCATAGGAGATATTCATGGCAGAGCGCACACCAGTTAAGCTTCCGAAGTTGAAGTCAGTATTTGAAGAACCCGTCAAGGTTTTCATTGCTACTACTGATTCAGACGGTGCTAAGAATGCAGTACCTCAACTTATTTGTGATACTATTGTTGGTATAGTTTATGCAGATAAGGGCGTACAGTTACATAGAGAAGATGGACACGTAGTTTATATACGCTATGAAACAATCAAATACTTTGCTACGGAGCCTTCAAATGGGTGACTTTAAACTTAGTGGTAAGTCCATAATGAGATTGAACGGTGTTAAGGATGAACTACGTGATGTAGTCATGCGCGCTATTGAATTAACTAAAGTAGACTTTGGTGTGATCGAAGGATTACGTACGGAAAAGCGTCAGAAAGAATTGCTTGCTTCTGGTGCGTCACAAACCATGAAGTCTAAGCACCTTACGGGTGATGCGGTAGACTTGATGGCGTACATAGGTTCGCGGGGTTCATGGGAACTTAACTTGTATGACGACATTGCAGACGCAATGAAGAAAGCCGCAATAGAAAAGAACATTGGTATCCGGTGGGGTGCAGCATGGAACGTGAGCGACATTCGTAATTGGGGTGACACTATGGAAGAAGCAATGAACTATTACATTGACACTCGACGCAACGAAGGACGTAGGCCGTTCATTGATGCTCCACATTTTGAATTAATATAGGTGCTGTGATGGAAGACGAATGGGAATACTGGATTGAACCAATCAACGGATGGAAGTATGGATTTCCTAAACGTATTCCGTCACACATAACACTCGATAAAGTATATGAATGGTTGCCAGACAATGGACTAGCTCTGGGTGAGATAACAGGCAACAAACTGTTTGACTATAAAATCTGGAGAAAAAAGGTAGAGGGCCGTAATGAATGAACAAATTAAGTTCGACTTTTGGGACTCTACTGCATACAGAAAATGTACTAAATGTAAGAAAGTTAAACACCATACAAAATACAGTGGTGATAAGTATGCGAATGACAATATAAAGCCACATTGTATAGCCTGTGAGGTTAAACACAAGTCACTAAAGTTTAAAAGAAGAAGAAAACTTATAGGAGATTACAAGCTAAAAAAAGGATGTATAGATTGTGGTTATAATGAACATGCTGTTGCTTTACATTTTGACCATAGGAATTTATCCGAAAAGGAGGGGGGAATTGCGGTACTAGTAGGTAAGAGTACTATTAAAAAACTATTTAATGAAATACGTAAATGTGATATACGCTGTGCAAATTGCCACGCCGTTAAAACATATACTAATGGCGATCATATGAACTGGTTTGATGGGAAAGAAGAAGATGTCTGAGGTAAAACTTGCAGGTTTCACACGGGCAGTAGAAGGTGGATCGGTAACTAACAATCTTGTAGATCTCGTCGCCTACTACGCCCGTGTGTCTAATCCAACGTCGCAGATAAGTGCTTTAAATAATGAAAAGCTAATTAAGTATTTAATTAAGCATAAGCACTGGTCTCCGTTTGAGATGGTAAACATATGTCTGGACATCGTGACTACACGGGACATATCACACCAGATTATTAGACACAGAACATTTTCATTTCAAGAGTTTAGTCAACGGTATTCAGCAACTGAAGTCGTAAACGAAATCCGTGAAACTAGATTACAGGACACTACCAATAGACAGAACTCTCTTCCAAATGATAATGAAGTTCTAGACAAGTGGTGGATCGGTCAACAGTCTGACGTTATGGATACAGCTTACAAGCTATATGACTCTGCATTGAAGAAAGGCATAGCCAAAGAACAAGCGCGTGTGATATTACCAGAAGGTTTAACACGCACTAGACTTTATATGAATGGATCACTACGTAGTTGGATACATTACATTGAGCTACGGACAGATCCAGCTACACAGAAAGAACATCGTATTGTGGCACATCAGTGTGCGGAAGCAATAGAAGTAATATTTCCAATGATTGTAAACTTTAAATGGGAGAAAGAAGATGCCGAAACTTGAACAACCAATGCGATTAGAAACTTTCATAGAAATGAATGATGACGGAGATTTAGACATTGTTGTATTTATGGGACAGGATGACCCTATATTAGAAAGGGTCATATCCTTCAGCGCATTACTGGAGGAATTTACAGATCATGCTGTCTTTGAATGGGGCGTAAAACATTCAGGTGAAGATCTCTATGATGATGAAAACTGGAAAGCTTTTCATGCAGATAGAGGACATATCTTAGATAAATTACGTGACATCATAGACAAGTATGACAAACGAAAGGAGAAGTAACCAATGAAGCTAAACATTAAAGATAAACTGATCTCAGCAGTGGAGGTACTGGGAGCAGTAACAGCAGTAGGATGCGGCTGGGCTTTAATATGGGCAGTAGCCATATTAGCTAGTCCGGTTTATTACTAATACTCATGTCCCCAGAAGTTGAAATGCTGGCTAAATTAGCGAAGCTAATCATGTCACAGCAGATGTACGATGAAGACTTTCCTGCCGAAGAGATGATGGCAATATGGGAAGCGCATCAAAACCTACTTGACTTCTGGGAAAGAGTAGTTCATTACAGAGTGGATGACGAAGTGCATTAGGAGGGATTAATGAAGGTAGTTCTTGACG